ATGGATATGTCCAATATTTCTGAGCAGGAAATTGCTTATGTCGAATTGGATGCAAGTGTATTTGCTGCAGAAAATTATTCTGTTGATGCAAATGTGATCACACCTTTCGCAGTAAAGCAAAATTCCGATTTTAATATAGACGCCACTCTTGACAAGGCACAAATAGAAGTTAAGTATGAAGAGTATCGTCAGATTAGAATTGATGAAATATGCGATGAGGTGGCGGATATTAACCAGTCATTTTTGCAAAAATATAATATCCAAGCTGAAAGTGTCTCCCTTTCTTTACCTGACATTAATCTCGTCTACTTAACAGCAGAAGAAATCGAAAATATTTCAAAAGACAATTCGGTTGAAAGAATTGATATTGTCGATATTTACGAAACATATTCATGCGGATATAGTCTTTCTTCTGCAGATTCTTGTATTCGTTCTAACACCAGTAGAAACAATGGTTATGATGGTACAGGTGTCAAAATTGGTGTTGTGGAACATGGTTGGGCAAATCGAAATCTGATTGGCTCTAAACTCACAAATGTTGGAGGTCCAACAACAGGCACAGATGATCATGCGACATTTGTTGCCGGAGAAATTCACACATTAGTTCCGGGAGCAAATATCTACTTGATTAAGTCAGCTTCGAACACTACTGTTGCTGATTTGGACGCATTGGAACGGCTTATGACGGTAAAAAAGGTTCAAGTCATCAATATGTCACTCGGCTTTAACAGCTATGGACAGTATAACGATGCCTCTCGCAGACTGGATCGATTAGTAAGACAGAACAAAGTGACCGTTGTCGTTGCCGCTGGTAATAACAACACTTATGTTAGTGGGTATGGAGTTGCAAATAATGTTATTACTGTTGGCTCAGTAAATCACCGTGGATATACTACTGCGTCCTCGTCCACATATACCTTCTCATCTTTTTCGGATTATGCAGAAGCTTCTGGAGTGATTAATAAGCCTGATGTTTGTGCCCCAGGTGAAAATCTGAATTTATACGGTTACACCGGTTGGAGTGGAACAAGCATGGCAACACCACTTATCACGGGCATTGTTGCACAAATGATAGATCGTAATTCTGGAATGAGTGATAAACCACAAATACTCAAAGCTGCGGTCATGGCAAGTTGTTACTTTAATGCAAGAACTGGTTTCACAAATAACATTTCAAATAAGGAAGGTGCCGGCGTTGTAGATGCTAATTTTACATACAGAGTGGCTCAAAATGGACGCAGATGGCATTTCGATTTTACCCCAAGTAGTGCATCTTCACAAACGCATTCAATCTATGCGGATTATACCAGCAAAGCATTTCGAATTAGTATTGCATGGGAAGGTGAGATAGTTAACAACACCAACAAAGTAACAGATTATGATCTCTATATTTACAAGGGAAATACTTTAGTGGCGTCCAGCACTGGAGTCCGGAACAATGAAGTGATTATTATTCCGGCCTCGAAAATTGCTCAATATGGCGCAGGATATTATACTGCAAAAATCGTTAGATATGGCACGGCTAAAACATCGTCTGACCGTGTTGGACTGGCTTGGGAGCAGTAAAGTTGATTTTCCATAATCAGCAATAATACCTCTACCGTAGCTTTGTGTTACTTTAAGTGAAGCCAATAACAAAGCACACAGCCCGCTGATTTATTGTCAGCGGGCTGCGTGTCTCTCAATCGGTTGTTTTTCAAAAGTGTCCTTGTGAAAGACAGTATTTAAGCGGGCTTTCAGGCTCTTTAAAAATTTTTAAAATTTTTTTAAAAAAAGTGTTGACATTATGGGGATTATACCCTATAATAACACTTGCGTCTGACAGAGACGACAAACACAACAGAATACCGGGGTGTGGCTCAGCTTGGCTAGAGCGCTTGATTTGGGATCAAGAGGTCGCAGGTTCGAATCCTGTCACCCCGACTTTGCGGGTGTAGTTCAATGGTAGAACACTAGCCTTCCAAGCTAGATACGTGGGTTCGATTCCCATCACCCGCTTAATATTCGCTTTTATGTGGATATGATGTGTGTCCGTAGCTCAGCTGGATAGAGCAACGGCCTTCTAAGCCGTGGGTCGGGGGTTCGAATCCCTTCGGGCACATTCGCTTTGCGAGTACGCTGATACAATGGGCGTTTACATTATGGTGGGTATAGCGCAGTTGGTTAGCGCGCCAGATTGTGGCTCTGGAGGTCAAGGGTTCGAATCCCTTTATCCACCCTTTTTAATCCATTGGGCTATCGCCAAGCGGTAAGGCACAGCACTTTGACTGCTGCATACGTTGGTTCGAATCCAACTAGCCCAGTTAAGGTCAACAATAATTTAATATGGGCCATTAGCTCAGGTGGTAGAGCACTTGACTTTTAATCAAGTTGTCCGGGGTTCGAGTCCCCGATGGCTCACTGAAAAGAGAAACCTCTCAAAGCCTTGTAAATCAAGCATTTGAGAGGTTTTTTGCTATGCATTTTCTGATGTAATTATTTATAAACTTAGTCGAACTTAGCTGGACTTTATGGATTTGTTCGTACCCATTTCGTACCCAAAACTTAATTGGCTTTGAGTGTAAGAACGGACTCAATAGCTTCAAGTGGTTTTTCTTTCGATTCGATAATATGTGAGTATACGTTAAGGACCATACGTTCATCATCACCGAGCAGAGCGGCAATCTTCTTGGTAGTGAGTGTATGTCCTTCGAGCATGGCATAACACAGCCTGGTACAATAATTATGACGGAAGATATGTGCGGTAAGATCCTCAAAGCCTACAACGGACCAGTTCGGCATTTTCACACCGGAATGTGACAGGTAGGCTTGTTTTAATGTGTTTTTAATTGAAGACCACATCTTGACGTAGGCACTGTGCGTCATAAGTCCTCCGGAGGATTTTTCAAATAAGTTTGTACTGTCAAGCGTAGAAACATATGGCTGGAGAACTTCTGTAAGCTCGGCCGGCAGCGGGAGTGTGCGGTAACTGTTGCGGGACTTTGGAACTTTGATATACGGGTTGTTGCCGTCAAAGGCCAGAGCCTTATTAATATTAATTGTCCCATCTTTGAAATTCAGGTCGAACACAGTCAGAGCGAGCACTTCTTCACGCCGTAATCCACAATAGAAAAGAATATATACAAATGCCTTCTGTCGGCTCGTCAGAGGGGCATATGAGAGCGTTTCAGTCTCTTCCGGGGTAAGAGGGCGCTTTTCCTTGGCAACGTGCCGTGGGGGCTTGATATCGGTAAATATGTCAAATGTCTCACCTCTGGGAAGTAATTTGTCACGTTCTGCAGAACGGCATATCTGTTTGAGTGTCATAATAAGCTGCTGGCATGTACGGGGTCTGTCTGCTGTTTTGCCTACAAGCGACATAACAAGTGAATGGTTAAGTGCGCTGAATGGAACATATTGCAGGTCATACAGATGTTTTTCTATAATATTGCGGTACATTGCCTGTGTATTGCCTTCAACATTTGATTTGGCCCGTTTGAGCCATTCAACGGCATAATCATAGATAGATGTATCTTGGGACAGGACGATAGCTCCTGTTGCCTTTTTGATTTTGAAATTCTCCACTTTAAGTTCCAGGTCACGGCTGGATTTGTCACTTCGTATCTTGATATAGTGTTTTTTACCGTTACGATATGTGCCGTCCCAGACTTGCGCCGTGAAACGTCCGTCAGAACCTCTTGTGTATTTTGCCATAGTGTATTCTCCTTCCAATGTGTTCAGTTGCACCGGTGCAACTAAAAGGGCATAAAAATACCCGGACTTGCAAAATACCGGGAAGAATGATACAATATGCTTGTTCAGGGCAGGTATCATTCTTATGGTATTTGCGTAGGCTCCCGGCTGTGCCGGGGGCCGTTTTTATTTATTACATATAAAGCTTAATAACGTTAATGATGTCATCCTTAAAAGAATATATATCACTAATATCATTTATATAATGACGTGTGAAGTTTTTACTTTCATCAGGAATAAGTAATTGTTTTTGCTTGGTGTCAAAATTGAAGCGGCAAATCGGTTTACGATTATTGTCTTTAAACAGGATTCCGAAATAGCTTTCAGTGTCTCTATGAGCAATATTTTTTATATCGATAATTTCAGCGGCAATTGCTCGGACAATATAAAACGCCTGCATTTCTTCTTCTGTTGTGACAATCTTTGACTCTTTTATTTCTGAAACAGGCTGTTCTTCTGATGCAGCTTCTTCATCATTAGATAATGCGGATGAGATTTTTTGGTTTACTATATCATTAATGAATGAAGTAAATGCTCTTTTTACAAGTGGCTGATATTTATCTACAATTTTTTGAGTACGTTGTCCGTCATAAACCTGTGAAAGGATGTATTTTGTAAAGTCATCAGATGGGGCTTCTAACTCCTTGGATAAATATGCTTTGATAAGATTTGAATATTTCAAATCGGCAGCGGTACTAAATATTTTATTAGTATCAAAATTGCCTTTGCAAAATTTCTTCAATTCTGTAATTTGGGCGTCACGCAGCTCTGTAATATTGAACTCCCAAAATGGTTTTAAATCCATCTTGTTTGTTTCATCAAGATCTGTATAAAATTTATAAATGATTCCGTTAGTAAGTATTCCAAATTTGGCCTGGCTGGTGCTGAAGTATCTGAATAACTGTGACATATGTTTGTCCAATGATTCAGTACAGCTCTTACATTCAATCAGAATTTGAGGAATACTGTCTATGAGTATCGCATAGTCAATTTTTTCGCCCTTCTTAATTCCTACATCAGTAGTATATTCCGGGCAGAACTCCATAGGATTAAATACGTCATATCCTAATAAGTTAAAAAATGGCATAACGAGAGATGTTTTGGTGGCTTCCTCTGTTTTAATACCGTTTTGAAGTGTTTGAATACGTTTTGTAAATTCTTTTAGTTTGTCAGCAAATTCCATATGCTCCTCCTAATATTAAAAAATTTTTGTATTAAATTCTGGATGTACCAGATTAATTCCATAATTTTCCGTTGTCAAAATACAACCATAATCGCAAGCTCCGGACAGAACCTTATTGCGTAATTATCAAACCGCACCCAGTCGGTACCGTATATCTGCTTGTAACGCCTGATAGCACCACGCAGGAAGGTTTTTGTCACATTCAAATAATCGGCATATTCGTATAAGCTATTACAGCCGCTTCTGAATGCGGATATGAAACAGTCGAGTGGCAGCAGTCGCTTGTAAGCCCAGAGACGAGCCTTAAGCTCCTGCTTTCTATTATTAACTGATTCCTGATCAAGTATATCTCCGACGGTCGTGTAATAATGGCCGAGTTCTTCAGCCATAACACAACATTTCTCTGTTTCGGTCATATCGACACGTATGGCTATGTGCCTATCCTTAATGCGGCCATCATTGGCACGCAGAGGTTTCTCCTTAGTAATTATATTCTGGCTGTCTGCTTCAGCAAGAAGTTCTTCGTAAGTCAATTAAATCACCCTTTTAAAAATTATATATTAGAAGTTCTCATCATTCATGATATCCTCATCATGCTGTTTGTCCTCATCAGATGCTCCGTCAATAGCATGTGCAGCATTAAGGAGCGGTCCTTTGGCTGTATATTGAGGAATATATGTAAGCTCCTTAACTCTCTTAGTTGCTTCCTGCTTTCCCATATCATTTAAAGAATTGTAATATGATATTATTACGGGCTCGTCCTTGGATGTATGTTCTTCTACTAAATCTGATTTGGAAATTCCGAAATAGTTAGCCATTAGTTCTATCTTATCTATACGTGGATAAGATTTGGCATTAATCCAGTCTGAAAACGTTGCGGCGGGAAAGCCGAGCAACTTACACACATCAGACGGAGTTTTATTATATAAATTAAGGTAATACTTTATGTTATTGGCCATTATTTCCTTATTGCCAAGTCCCATGATGAATCCTCCTTTTAATTGAGTATAATCAGATTATACGTTAAAACCGAAAACAATTCAAGAAGAAAATAAAAATATTTCGGAAAAACCGTTGACATTTCGGTTAAACCGAAGTATAATACAAAATGTAGCAAGGAGTTAAGCATCAAAGGAAAGGAGATAAACGATATGTCAAATAAGAAGAAAGCAAAGAAAAAAACGCTGTCAGCCAAAGACATAATTGAATTAGTGATTAAAGCGATGTTAGCCGCAGCGGCTTTAATCCAATCAATTAAGTCTTAGCTTAGCAGACAGCTAGGGGAGGGGCGAAAGCCCCGAACCCTTTGCCTTATTCTAACATACCGTTTTTAATAAAGCAATGAAAAACATTAATAATGTAACAGTTATGCTTGTCCTGTTAGTTGTCATGGCGCAATTTGCGAAATGGGGACTTGTATGGAAAATCATAGTTGGAACTTGCGCATTGTACGATTTGATACTTATTATAATTAAGTTGTGCAGTCGTAAGAGGTAAAAAGTGGCTGACCTAGCGGCGATACGGGGAGGAAGGATTGAGTATGCCACAAACAAGATTAACATTAAAACAAGCTAGGCAGTTGGCCGGATTGACGCAGGCGCAGGCTGCCGACAAGCTTGGAATAACGGAGGATACATTAGGAAATTATGAAAGAGGTAGAAGCTATCCCGATATTCCCAAATTGAAAAGAATAGAGAGACTTTACAATATTCCCTATGATAGGATTATTTTTTTACCTAGCGATTTCGGTTAAACCGAAATAAAGTATAGAAAGGATAACCATGGATAGCAATAAAAGTAACGAAGAAAATCGAAAAGCTGATGCACTTAGACAAAAGATGGAACATATCGAAGATACAGAATATCTCCAGGCAAGTGCACAAATCGTCACGGCATTAGCGTCTTATCGTAGCCTTATATGCAAAATATAAGCTCCATTATTTATGGAGCCTATAAATTAAGAGTGAGATTTTATAAGGTCTGAAATCACACCAGAAGCAACCTTGGTAATCACATCAATGGCAAAACTTCCGATTTTACCACATATGTTTTTGGTTTTTCTCCAAACCTTGTTATCACGTATGGTTTCTAAAAACTGATGACCGTTATACGTGAGACTCTCAATGGATAAAATGCAATAGCCGTTGTCATAGTGTGGAATAGTAGCATTAATAAAGCCAGCTTCATTCAGTTTTAAAATAGCATAATCAATGTCATCAGATTCAAAATCTGGGATAGACTCTTTCAAAGTTTTAGGTCGTAAAGTGCTATTTAAAGGTTGCTTTTCTATTTCAAGCATTATGGCACGCATGCAGTCAACATTTAATTCCATATAATAATTTCCCCTTTCATATACTTGGCTCTAGCGGGAGCCTGTAAAAAGAGTATAGCACATAACGAAAAGAGGGGAAAGGAGCATGAAACCGTGAATTACAGATAGAGCATGGGAGCCTACGCAAATAATCGCCCTGAACAAGCAGATTATACATTCAAAGAAAGGAGACGCAAGTTATGAATTTTCCAAAAGCTTTTATGACTAAGAAGGAACTTAGAGAAATAGGTGTTCCGGAAGCTACGCTGGAGCGTGTATGGAACATGAAAGGACAGAACATAGCTTTCAGAGCATGTCCGGGTAAGAAAACAAGCCCCATAATCTTTGATACAGAATCGTTATCAAAGCAGCTTGCAAAAGAAACAAGAATCGAAGCGGCAACACGTGAAATCTGATAAGGAGGAAATAAGAATGAATAACGAATTAATTGAACTTAGGAAGGACTTGCAGGAAAGAATTGACAGGATAAGTCTGAGACTTTCGGAAGCAGTGACAATGAGAGATGAGCTTGACTGTGTAATTACGGTTGCACTCTTAGAGGAATATGCAAAAGGAATCAGGAAGACGGAGCTTTTCAACGGTGAAAGGTACGAGAGATTTAAACGTGTCGTTGAAAATTTTGCAACGGTAAGATCGGCATATGGCAATGCTGATGATGTTGATGCCTTCATAGCCAAAATGATGAGGAGTGCAAATGATGATAACAGAGAGTAAACCAAATGGTGAATGGAGAGTTCCTGGAGTGGAACTGTCTAAGCTTGATATGAGACTGTATGGAGCACTTTATAAGCTGCATAGATACGAGATGCTTGGGTATGAACCGGAACAGATTGAGGATTTCGACTACCTCTACAGAGAAAAGTGTAATGAAGTAACCAGGCTGAAGCAGGAACTTGAGAATCTGAAGAGCGGAGCGGATGCTAAAGAAGGTGGTGGAACATGATACAGGTAGATAAAGAGTACAGCATAGAAGTGGCTCACAACTATTACACAATATATTGCCGTGATAGAACGGTTGGAGTTTTTCCTGATATGAAGAATTCGCTCATAGCAATCTTTAATGACAGGACACGCAGAGCGCTTGAACGGGATATGACCCTTGAAGTGGCAGTCAATACGATAAAGGAAATCGAAATACAGATGCTAAAGACTGTATGGAGTCTTCAAGAAAGGGGTGTGATCGGAAATGTTCAGAGTTGAGAGATACCGAATCAAGACAGTCGTGACAAGCCTGCTTGCCGGACTTGTAATAGCAATTCCGCTGTGCGTGCTGGCTGTACACAGCTGGCAGACAGTGCCGGAGATTCAGCCGGTGGTATTGTCGGTTGCCGAACCGGAGACGGAAACGGTGACGGAATACGACCGTACATATAAGCCTTATGAAGATGTACACGCTGTTTACTATTCATTTATTCCGCTCACAAGGGACGAGCAGAGTATCATATGTACGCTCTGTGATAAGTATGAGATAGCATATGATCTTATGCTTGCGATTGCCGGAACGGAGTCAGAATACAGGATGGCAGCGGTCGGAACAGCCGGTGACAAGGGAATGTTTCAGATAAATGAATTCTGGAGCGATAAAGAGCCGGCGTCAGATCTTCCGGAATGGAGAACGGACCTGGCAGACAATACAGAACTTGCATTGAGGATATTCACTGAATGTCTGGAGTATTCCGGCGGTGATCTGAGGATAGCGCTTAATTATTATAACAGCGGACAGCCGGACGAGATTGAATACGCGGATGGGACAAGCTATGCCGGCCGTGTATTCGACAGATACGGATGGATTATGGAACAGTTGGAGCAATAAAAAATCCGAGCTGGATAACCAGCCCGGACAAGTCCGCAATGGGAACTTCAAAAACCATTTAGAGTATACCATTGTGGCCGTGGAAAGTCAAGCATCTAAAGGGTTTTATCCCTTTTTTGCGGCATTGTTAAGATATTAAAGTTAGGACACATTTATGGGATACAGAATTAAAATTTATCGTCTGGGAGACAGCATAGAGTACGAGATTTCATATGTCGGTAATTATGGTGCAAAGGGAGAGAAGAGAGCCCCACGCCGAAAGGCCACACCTGAGCAGATCCGCAGACAGAATCAGATAAACAGAGAGAACCTGATGAGGAGGCTTATCAAGCTGAACTTCTCACCGGGGGATCCGTGGGTGGCACTGCAATACCCGGAAGGGAGTAGACCGCAGATGGAACAGGTTGAAAAGGACTGGCGCTCATTTGTCACAGCCGTGAGGAAACGATATAAGAAAGCCGGCGAGCAGTTCAAGTATGTGTACAGGCTGGAGGTAGGAGCACATGGCGGAATACATCTTCATATTCTTTTTAACAGGATACGGGGAGAACCGGATGTGATGAAAATGATAAAAGAGTGCTGGAGACCTAACAGATATGATATGACCGGAATCTACGAATACGGAGGGTATGACAAGCTGGCCAAGTACATCGTCAAGCAGCCGGACGATGAAGTGTACGAGCAACTAAGCCTGTTTGATGAAGACGAACAGAAGAAAATGCTCAGATACTCATGCTCACGAAATCTTGAGCGGCCGGTGCCTGAGATAAAGGAATACCGCCGACGCACATTGAGGAAGGTCATAGACAACGGGCCGAAAGCAACACCGGGCTATTACGTCGATAAAAGTTCAATACGGTATGGAGTCAATCCATATTCCGGCAAATCATATTATAAATACACCGAGTACCGTACAGGGTACCGGGACAGAGCGGAGGGATATATCAATGACACATGTTAATGTATATACGGCATCGGGCATTAAGAGTGTCCGCCCGTCAGACGGGTATATAGCGTATGTACTGGAAACCGCATACAACGGAAAAGTCAGCACAAAAGCGGAAGTTGCACCGGTGCAACACATGACGGCCAACCAGTCGGAGCTTCAGGCGCTCATTATGGCAGTCAGTAAGCTTAACCGTCCGTGTGAACTGACGATATATACGGATTCCGCACATACGGCATCCGGGTATACACAGGGCTGGGTAGATACATGGATGGTAAACGGCTGGATTTCAAGCAGAGGTGATGAGGTGCATCACAGGAAGGAGTGGCAGGAACTGACAAGGCTTCTGTCAGACCATGAGTTTGAATTTAAAATAATGCAGGTACATCAGTATCGCGAAAAACTTGTAGAAATGTTAAAAAACGGAGGTACAGAAAATGTTTGATAAATTCGGAGAATTTGATTCGTCGGAGGAGATAAATAAAGCGGCAGCGGGACTTCTCCGTGAAGGCGACAGAGAGTCAATTGTAATGCTTGCAAAAGAAAACGGAATAGACCGTGAGGATGCCGAGGATTACATAGATGGAGTGATTGATACACTCACAACACCTGTTACGGCCGCCTTCGGCAAGCTGGATGTTGAAAAAGCCGATCTCGGAACGGTAGAGATAATGAATGACTGGGTACAGTATATCAAAGTACAGTGTACGAAGAGTGAAGAACTTACGGCAGCGGTACGCTCAAAAGGACACTCATTAAAAGGCTGTCTGGCCGCACTGCTCAAATATGCCTGGAAGAACCAGTACAATGTACCAACAGATGTGGTAAAGGCAGCAGAAGTATCCGCATCAAGAGTGACACTTGGAATACCGGGTACGGCAACAGCAAAGAAGATAATAAAAGACTATTATCTCGGAAAGTGTGACTGACGTGAGATATAAAGAGATAGAGAAGATACCGTATATCACAGCAATAATTCCTGAGGGTTATAAGTATGCGGCCATGGCAGCGGTCATGAATGTAGGCGGTAAAGATACGCTGATTGTGGAGCTGTATGACGGCAAAGCAGTGCCGAGAGTCCGCATATGCATAGATGATGAGAAGTATGCGAATTATGTCGTTGCTGATAAGAAATGGAACGGCAGACTGATATATGGACAGGGGTACAATGATATTGTCGGGTTTAAGTTAAGCGAATACACGATGAGAAGCAGCCTGCATCCTGGCAACACAAAAAGAGAATACGAGAAGTTCACACATAACGCTCTGCCGTACAGGAATAATATTCTCTGGTCAATAAATGAACTTGAGAGCAGGATACATGAGGCTAATGGAAAAGAACGAGAAAAGAGTAAATCAGCCCGTATAAAAGAGCTGGTCAAAACAATTCCTCCGCTGTCTGACGGATTCAGGGAATTCATTCACAGCAGGATGAATGACAATTATATGTTTTATTTGCGTAAAGGCAGTGTGGCGTTCCTCACATGCACGAAATGCGGCAACCGTGAAAAGTATTACACCGGCATACCTGTGACAATAGAGGATTACACAAAGCCCTATATAGATACTCCGGCAAAAGGGGAGACATGTACATGTAAATTTTGCGGAGCAAGGGCTGAATATAAGCAGGAAGGACACTACAAAGGTTCGTGGACAGTCGAGGATGAATTTTATAACATCACGGCACTTGAAGGCAACAAGTGTATGATACAGCTTGTAAAGGCGGCCAAAACATACAGTCTTGGTGAAGCGGAAGAATGGAAGTATACGATACGGGCAAATGCGATATATACCCCGGGAGCACATACATCAAAGAAACTCTATCACAGGGAGAATTCAGACAGTTATGATACGGCCAATTCAAAGACGTATGATGATAATCATGTAGGATTTGACAGGACTGATTCAAGGCATATCTATAATCTGTCCGCATTAAGCAGCACATGTCTCCGATATTCCGGACTTAAGGAGTATTACGGGGAAAAAGGCAGGATATCACCTGTAAGGTATGCGGACGCATATCTGAGATTTCCGGAAATTGAATTTTTATCCAAGAAAGGACTCATCCTGTTAGCAGAAGCGACAATCAGCCAGAGAAAGACACAGATAAAGCCCGGGAAAACCGTATGGGACAGACTTGGAATCAGACAGAACCGTATTGAACAGCTTGTGAAGGAAAAAGGAAATACCGAACTGTTAGAACTGTTCAGACTTGAAACTGCTACGGGGCAGCAGTGGGCGGATGAATTGGTTCCGGACATCAGGAAGCTTGGGTTCAGGGAATTTTCATATGCCTTAAGATATATGACGATCACCAAATATGTCAGATACATAACAGAAAAAGGCGGAAGCCGGGCGCAGAACAGATATGATGACTATCTGAAAATGAAAGCGGCAGCAGGATACGACATGACTGATTCCATTACTCTTTTTCCAAAAGACCTTGACGAAGCACATGCGAGAATCACACTTGAAATCAATGAGAAAAAAAATGAAGAGCGGATGAAAGAAAAAAATGAAAAATTTCCAGAAATAGCTATGAACTATCAGGCATTGTGTAAAAAATATGAATACAAAAAAGACGGATATATAATCCGTCCGGCCAGCAGTGCAGCAGAGATAATCAGGGAAGGAACAACACTCCATCACTGCGTTGGAGCAAGTGATACATATATGAGCAGGCATGCAAAGGGAACTAGCTATATTCTTCTGCTCAGAAAAGTGAGCGCACCTGATGTACCTTACTGTACGGTTGAGATAGCCGGAAACAGGATAAAACAGTGGTACCAGGCATATGACAATAAGCCTGATGCAGGATCTATTCAGCCGTGGCTTGATAAGTATCTTTCAACATCAAAACTCAGAGCATTAGGAAACAGATAGGAGGAAATATGGAACTAGAACAGAGAAAAACATACAGTGAATTTAAGACAGCACTTGACACAGAGATGAATAAGGCAGCTGAGAGCTTTGTGAAAATCGGGTATCTGCTTAAGATAGCAAGAGATACGGATATTCTTGCAGAGTCAGGATATAACAGCCTGACGGAGTTCGCGCAGGCGGAGTATAACCTTGATAAGTCACAGGTTTCAAGATTTATCGCAATCAATGACAATTATTCCGTTGACGGATATTCGGACAGACTAAGGACGGAATATACGGGATACGGCTACAGTAAACTTGCAATGATGCTGACGCTTCCGGCAGCGGTCGTGGCCGAACTTACTCCGTCATACAGTAAGTCTGACATACAGGCACTTAAGGAGGAAGTGGCAGCAGAGGAAGCGATAAGTCCGATGGAGGTATATCTGGAAGGAGAAAAAGAAGAGCTGGAAGATGCATCATTGCTGTATCAAGCAATGTACCAGCTGTTTCTTGAAAATCCTGAACTGTATGAGAAACCGGATGCAGATATTGATACGCTGATGGAAACACTGGCACCTGCAGGCGAGAACATATACACGGTCCGCATACAGGGTGTAGGCCGGATAATGATATCCTGCAAGGAGGATAGGGTGAATCTGGTTAATGTCAGGACCAACAACGTGGAAATATGCACATGGGAGCAGTTGACAGAGGAATATACAAAGCTGTTTAGAAGCTGTACATGGGAAGAAAGATATGGCAGGCCATACCCTGTAAAGAGCGAGCCGGCAGCAGAAGAACCGGTACCTGTGGAAGCAGTCAAGGAAAAGAAAACAAAAAAACCAAAAGTGACGAAAGCAAAAGTAACGTCAGAACCAGTAATTACTAGATGTGTGAAATCTGATGAAGCACCACATGAGCCAATAGAAGGACAGGACACAATAGATGAACATCCGGAATATCTGCCCGAACAGACATCACCGGAAGATGACAATATGGCAGCGGAAGATGATGAAACAGAGACACAGGCTCCTGATGAAGAAAACAAATTGTTACTTGAACTTGAAGAGTGCAGGACAAAGGCATCAAGAACAGCAAAGAGTATAGCTGAGTATCTTGATGACTACAAGGGACAGAGGGTGCCGGAACGTGCATTGTTAAGCTGTATTGACGATGCAGAACGTTTGGTTAAGAATTTGCAGATATTGAAGGTGAAATGGGATGAAGTCAGTATTTCAGGACCCGAAGAGGGATAAGTATTGTTATGTATGCCATACGCCATACAATCTCCACTGCCACCACATATTTGAAGGAACGGCCAACCGTGCCGTATCTGAACGCAGAGGATTCAAGATATATCTGTGTGCCGCACATCACAATATGAGCGGCCACGGTATACATGCTTCTACAGCAGAGGGCAAGGCGCTTGACCGGAGCGTAAAACAGATGGCACAGAGATACTATGAGGCAAACATAGGAACGCGCGAAGAATTTATTAACGAATTTACAAGATCATACATGGAGGAAAATGAATGAACGAACAGGATATCAAGGAATTAAAAAAACGAATATCGCCCAACACGGGAACAATGACGAGAATGTGCGGATGTATTATTAACGCTGATAAGGAGATTGAGATAACATTCAATGATAATTTCCTTAATATCGATGATGCATGCGTATACAAATATGCAGATAAAGCCAAGGCTGTATTTTCAACAAAGCTTGATGACAACCTGATGGAGCTTAAATACCATGGCAATAAAATATGGGAATCCGTGTATAAAAGCGGACTCAAGGACAACAAGCTTATGTTAGAAGTATATAAGGCAATCAGAACGCATCTTCCATCAGGCAGCTTTCTTGTGCTGTTTTTCCATGACAGGTATGACATTATCAGGTATACGAAAAACATGGAAAAACTGGATGAGTCAGAAGAAACGTACGAGTATATCATAGGCTGTATCTGTCCGGTAACGAGGAGCGCTCCGGCGCTGGCATATGATGATGAGAACAAACGAATGGGAATAAGTGCCAGGGAATGGATTGTAGGAGTTCCATGCACAGGATGGGTATATCCTTCATTTGACAGGCACAGTGCAGATACGGAGCATATGATGTTCTATTCGCGCAAAGCTGATGATGTGAACCATGAACTGATACGGCAGTGCCTTATGTGTGATGATCGTCTCACGACAACAGAAATTATGAAAAAGTTTGAGGAGGTTGTGTTTAAAGGCAGCGGCAGTGCCGGCGAGAGTGAAAGATATTTGACAGCGATTAATTCGGTGCTGATGTACCAGCCCGTGGATGAGCTGTTAAAGACTGAAGATCTCAGGGTGGTATGTCTGGTTGCACACATTCCACTGAAAGTGTTGAATGAGATATGCATTGAGTACGAAAAAGCTTTCCCGGAATTCCCGGTGGCAAGGAATGTGATCAATAAAAGGCGATTGCCGAAAATTGAAAAGCACGATAAGGCAGAGCTATACATAAACCTTCTAAAGGCAGCAGCGGAGAAACTTAAGAACGAAGACCACGAACTTGTGGCAAAGATTAATGATGCGATAAAAATGGAAAAGTGACAGGCATCAAAATGAGAGACAGCAACCGTAAAGCGGATGTTGATTAAGCAGGCCGGCAGCGGCACTAATCACCTGATATATCACAAATGGATTAGGCACAGGGGCGGATACCCGCCCCGGAAAGGAGAAACAAATGGTATACGATTTACACAAAGACGGGAAACTGGTAGGAACTTATAATGCGGAGCAGATAGCGAAAATGCTTAATGTGAAACAGGACCGAATATACAGACATGCGTACTCAGGACAGATGATTAAAGGATATAGAATATCTTCGTGCGTGAGAAAAAACACAGTTGATATGCTGAAAAAAGAGTGGGACTACGTGCGCGTATGTATATTGAATGGGGTAAGACCGGCGGAAGGTGGTGAGCTTGGATGAAAGTGTATATAAGCGGCCCTATAACGGGCCGGAAAAGGTACCGTGAGAGATTTCAACATGCAGCAGACTGTTTAACCGCAGAAGGACATATAGCAGTAAATCCAACATTGTTAGAGAATGTAATGCCGATGTGTTCGTATGAAGATTATATGACGATAGATTTGGCAATTCTTGAAATGTGTGATGCAATTTATATGCTTAATGGCTGGAAGGACAGTCCGGGAGCAAAGCGTGAATTATATCACGCCGGCTCCCTGGGGCTGACGGTTATGTATGAGGACGGATAAAACGTCAAGTTGCACCGGTGCAACTGAAAATGGTGGAAAAATTAAGTATAATACAGGCGGCTATTAGTATTACACCGCATGCAAAACGAGTACGGTATACTCGACAGTACGGGAATGCCATAAAATCAATTGCTGTTGTAATTAAGTACTTAATACAGTCAAGGTTGTCGTTTAAAAATTGAAAAATTGAAAAAATAATGGACATATTCAAAACTCCTTTCAAATTAGAAAAAAATGTTCTAATTTAAATATGGAATATCAAAAAATTAAAATTGGCTTATATATACAAGCTTCGGTAATATTCCTAAAACAAATATGACAATATCGATTAAAAAAAGGACTTTGTGCGAGGGCTATATGTCAAATATAAAAAGGTAGGAAGGTGGAAAAACCATGAGTGTATCAAAAAGAAATGCCGAAGGGTATCATGACCCGACAGCATATGAAGCATTAAAAAGTTGTGAAAAGAAAAAGGAGAGTCAGAAAATGAAAAAAGGTGAAATATGGGAGATTCAGCAGAATAACGGAACATACAAGGATGTTATTGTACTTTCAACAGGTGGTGATGTCGCACAGGTTATTCAGCTCAGCGAACGTGGCAATGATTTCAGCCTCACGGTAAACTGTCAAGGTATCAAGTATATGGATCCACGCAAGATACAGTATGCCTTTAGTGACGTATTCACGACATTTATCAGAGCATTACGTGATGATGAATATAAAAATATTATGGGTGCGGTGGCGGAAGTGTTGGGATTAAGTACGGTACAGTTGCCGGAAGCTGATGAGCCGCAGGAAGAATGGCATCCGATTCCTGAGCCGGTTATTGGTATGCCGCTTCCATTCGACGGTGATACGGAAGAACTTATCAAAGCGCAGACTGAAAGAGACATATATAAGGGATTGTATGAAAAAATGCTTAATTCCCTGATGAAGGTGGGTTGACCATGGATAAAGCTAAAGAATACTTATCGCAAATCGAAGTGCTTCAAGCTAAGATTGAGCAGAAACGGCAGCGGGCAAAAGAGTACAGAGAACTTGCGTTGACTTCCAAAGGATTCGATTATTCTAAAGAGCGGGTGCAGACATCAAATCATGGCGGACAGATTGAAAATCCGGTAATTCGATACATAGCACTTGAGCAGGAAATCAATGAAGATACAGATATTCTCCAGGCGAAAAAGGACAAAATCACGGATGAAATTCACAACCTTGATAACGCCAACCATATCAAGATTCTTTTCAAGAGATATGTTGAGTGTAAAAGTCTTGGTCAAGTGGCACAAGAATTGAAATACACATATCAGTATATTAGGGAAAAGCACGGTCAGGCCTTGAAAGAATTTGAAAAAATAAATTTTCCTACAAAATCCTACAATGATATGTGATATTATGATAGTGTCAATTAAATATGATTCATAAAAAGGAACTGTGCCATTTGCGGTTCCTTTTTGCTTTGCCTGTCAGGGGGCTCCTCCTCATTGCTGACAGGCTTTTTTGTGAAAAGGTGGTGATTGTGATGGCGAAATTAACAGCTAAACAGCGAAGATTCTGCGATGAATACCTGATTGACCTAAATGCCACACAAGCAGCCATTAGGGCTGGTTATTCTGAAAAGAATGCAAGGAATATTGCAAGTGAAAACTTGGCAAAACCCAACATCAAGGCATATATAGATGAGCGGATGGCAGAGAAGGAATCTCAGTTGATTGCGACTCAGGATGAAGTCCTGAAGTACCTGACATCCGTATTAAGAGGCGAGAGCCAATCAACAGAGATTGTGGTTGAAGGTACTGGAGACGGATGCAGTGAAGCCCGAACACTTAAAAAAGAACCATCCGAAAAGGACCGGTTAAGGGCAGCTGAATTGCTAGGTAAGCGATATGGATTATATACAGACAAGGTTGACACAGACGTTGACATGGCCCTGACCGTCAATATAGATTACGGTGATTAAGAATGAATGTGACTGTAAAGATGAATCCGTGTTTCAAAGAAGTAGACCGAAGCACGAAGCGTTATATCGTAATGAAAGGCTCGGCTGGGTCTGGAAAGAGCGTTGACACGGCACAGAACTACATCTTACGACTGATGAAAGATAAAGGCAGGAATCTTGTCTGCATCAGAAAATCGGACATTACCAACCGAGACAGTACATATGCGGAACTGACTGGTGCCATATACCGTATGTTCGGAGATAAGGCAGACCAATATTGGAACATTAAACAAAGTCCGCTGACATTGACGTGTAGAGCCAATGGAAATCAGGTTATCTTCCGAGGGATGAATGATGATAAGCAACGAGAAAAGCTGAAGTCAATCACATTCCAGAAGGGAAAGCTCACGGATGTATGGTGTGAGGAAGCAACTGAGCTGACACAAGCAGATTTTGAGATTATAGATGACCGATTGCGTGGTGAGCTTCCTGAAGGGCAGTTCTACCAGATCAGGATGACATTCAACCCAGTGAATAAGAACCATTGGATCAAGAAGACCTTTTTTGACATCCCGGACCCGAATGTGTTGACGCATCACAGTACATACTTGATGAACCGGTTCATAGATGATGCATACCGTGCCCGAATGGAGAGACGAAAGATTGTTGATCCGGAAGGCTACCAGATATACGGCCTTGGAGATTGGGGCGAAATCGGCGGCATTATCCTACATAATGTGGAAATCAGGGAATTATCACAGAACCTTGATGATTATGATGATATTGCAATCGGACAGGACTTCGGATTCAACCATGCGAACGCTATTCTGTTGCTTGGCATAAAGGATGACAACATATACATCCTGAAGGAAGTGTATGTGTTTGAGAAAGAAACATCCGAAATCATTCCTCTTGCGCATGCAGCAGGGATTCCACAGAACAAGGAAATGTGGTGTGACTCCGCAGAGCCCGACAGAATCAAAATGTGGAAGAACGCAGGATATAGGGCAAAACCGGTTGAAAAGGAAAGAACAAACGAAAAGAAGTATCAGACAGCACAGATTGATTGGCTGAAAGGCATTGTTCGCAAGGATAAGGCCATTAAACGTATGATATATATTGACCCATCCTGTACCAACACCATTAAGGAAGTACAGCAATGGAGATGGAAGAAAGATCCGGTTACCGGCGAGTATATGGATGAACCGTTGGCGGTTATGGATGATGCAATGGCGGCGCTTCGATATGGAATAGAACGCTGGCGTAAGATGCGCAAATGGCTGATATAGAAGGAGAAGTGAAATGTTAAAACCTGATGAGATAAAAGTGATTATTGAAAGTGATAAAACATCCGAGCAAAAGTGTTTTGCAAGAATAGGAGAACGATACTATGATGGCGATCATGATATATTGCAGTACAGGATGTTTTACTACAATTCAGATGGCGAGCTCGTCGAAGATAGGACCAGAAGCAATGTCAAAATACCGCATCCGTTCTTCACAGAGCTTGTTGATCAATGCACACAATATGTTCTCTCTGGGGAGCGTATAGTCGTGGCAAATGATACAGCACTGCAGGAGTATATGGATAAGTATTTCAACAACAACGAAAGCTTCATGACGGATTTGGCAACATGCATAGATGATATGCAGATTAAAGGATTTGCATATATGTATGCTTATAAAAATAAAAAAGATAAAACAGCATTTGCGGCAGCAGATCCGATTGATGTAATAGAAGTGCGTGAGAAAGATACAGATGACGGATGCGCTTATACGATTTATCACTATATTGACCGTATAGACAAAGGCAGGAAGATAGTAAAGCGGATACAGGTATGGGATGACAAGCAGACATGGTACTATGTCCAAGTGGATGAGGGCGAAATTCTGTTGGATGAGAATGAGCCGATAAATCCAAAGCCGCATGTACTTTATACCAAGGACGGGGATAAAACGGAGTCAACATATTTTGAAAACTTCGGATATATACCATTTATCCTTGTGGAAAACAACAAGAAAAGGTTTTCATCACTCCGACCTATCAAGGCAATAATAGATGACTATGACCTTATGGCATCCAGTCTCTCAAATAACCTGATAGACTTCGATTCTCCGTTATATGCAATCAAAGGATTTCAGGGCGATAATCTGACGGAGCTGCAAACCAATCTTAAGACCAAGAAGATGGTTGGACTTGATGAAAATGGAGAAATAGACGTCAAGACAGTAGATGTTCCTTATCAGGCCAGACAGGCAAAATTGGAACTTGACGAGAAGAATATATACCGGTTTGGAATGGGATTGAATACAGCCGGATTAAAAGACACATCAGCGACAACGAATATAGCCATCAAGGCAATGTACTCACTGCTTGACTTGAAAGCCAAGAAGGTTGAAAAGAATCTTAAAAAGCTGCTTCGTAAACTTGTGGAAATAGTCGTTGATGAAATCAATAAAATGGATGGCAAGGCATATCAGCCGGAAGACGTTCATTTTGAATTCACGCACGAAGTCATGAGTAACGCACAGGAAAATGCACAGATTGAATTGACGGAGGCACAGCGGCAGCAGTTAGTAATAAACACAATTATGTCTTTGGCAAATATGTTAGATGACGAGACAATTATCCAATTAATCTGTGACGAGTTGGACATTGATTATGAGAAAATCAAGGACAAGCTGCCGAGGGATGAAGAAAAGGATACGGCAGATGTCAAGCAGCTGTTAGATGGAGTTGTGACGAATGAATAAGCGTCAGAAGAAAGTATTGCAAGCACAATTGAATAACGAGGAAGAGGTAATTGCACGGTTAAAAAGTACATATGAGCAGGCTCTTGGCGATTGCGAATCAAAGATACAGGAGTTGTCAATGCGTGCAGACCTTGAGCCGGAGAATATACAGTCAATCATATATCAGAAGCAATACCAGGAAGCAATCAAAGCGCAGTTGGAAGGTGCTCTGGCAAACCTGCAATCAAATTCATATGCAACTGTATCTGATTATCTTACACGGAGCTATCAAGAAGGATATCTAGGAGTAATGTATGATATGCAGGGTCAGGGAATCCCGCTTGTGATGCCGATAGACCAAGAAGCTGTGACAAGAGCAGTAATGCTTGACACTAAACTTTCTACGTCGTTGTATAACAGAATGGGAGAGGATGTGAAGAACCTTAAGAAAGCTGTGCAACAGGAAGTGTCAAGAGGCATTGCACAGGGTATGACATGGAGCAATATCGCATCAAATCTTGCACGGAATATGAAGCATACACCGTTTCAGAAGGCTTATAGCAACTCAATACGGATTGCCAGAACAGAAGGACACCGTATTCAGAATAATGCGGCATTGGACGCACAGAAGAGGGCAAAGGACCGAGGAGCAGAGGTCGTGAAGCAGTGGGATTCAACCTTGGATGGCAAAACGAGATCTGAACACAGGGAGCTGGATGGACAGATACGAGAAGTGGGTGAGATGTTTGAAGTTGCAGGATATAAGGTAGAAGCTCCCGGCATGTTCGGTGACCCGTCACAAGATTGTAATTGCCGTTGCAGTTTAAATCAGATGGCGAAATGGCTGCTTGATTGTGGTATTGATAAGATGGATAATTTCACAAAAGAAACAGTCAGTTTTGAATCCCCGGAAGAGTATGAGGAGTGGAAGAAAGCATACTGGTCCGACGAGAATATCGCATATATGAATTATGTTACGGACATGGAGAAGAAATATGGCAAAAATTTTGAGACAGTGCTTAATTCCATGACGGACAAGGAATATGAGAAGTATAAGCGGCTACTGGATGATAATCCGATGTATAAGACAGAAAAACCACTTGTTGGATATCACGGACCGGATAAGGATAAGACGGATGATTTCACGGACAAGTACATAAAAGTAGCTGGAGAAGTCTCATATCTTGAACAAACAACAAAAATTACAGAAAAAAATCATGATAGTGATTATGGAATTGTAGATAGAACTCTTGTCAATTCAAAACAATTCCATGATAAGTTTGAGGGTTTGACTGGTAGTAAAAAAGTCAATGAATCAATGTACCAAGAAGTAATGACCATGTTGGAACACAGAGATGGTACAATATATGAGGATATGTCAATAATTGATGCGAGGACAGGAAAGGTATTCATGAATATCAATGACAGAAATGAAACTGGCAAGTTGTCAATTACCGCAGATGAATACAGGTCAATTTCAGCTTATAAAGGTGAATTGATGATAGTTCATAACCATCCAAATGGTAGCAGACCTTCATATAGCGATATTCTTAAGCTTAAAGAAAATAACATTACCGCTGTTGTGTCAGCAGGACATGATGGAAGTGTATATATTGTTTCAAACTTGAATCCAAATTTTGATATTGAAAAGTTTTGGAAAGAAGCATATAATGATTTCAAACAGATATATAAAGATGATACACTTGCAAGACATTATGCGACAGATGTTTTGTATGATATGAATGTTTTCAAGGTTGAAGGAAGGTGATTGGAATGGAGAAAGAAAAAAAGATACTCTGGTTAGATGATTCAAAAGACATTGGGAAGAAACCATTGCCAATTGATAATCCTGAAGCCAAAAAAGTATATGAAAGGTTAATGAAAAAATATAAAGTTAGTAAGTAGAAAGCATCTTGCAAATAAGCAGGGTGCTTTTTTAATGCCCGAAAGAAGGTGAATAAGCATGACAACAATAAGCGGAAACGTCTGCAACACATATGTACATATAGACCTGATTCTGACTGAAACAGGCACGAACGTGGATAAGAATACATCTACTGTTAGCTGGAAACTGGTAGGCTATTTGGGAAGCGGGGCTTCATCATCACATTGGTATTCTAACAGCTATCACTCAATCAACGTGAGCATAAATGGCTCAACAGTATATTCATTACCGAATACTAGACAGAAAGCAATCTCAATTGGTACTAACACAAGTGCATCATCCCCGGTGACGATTGCATCAGGAACAACAACAGTGCCACATAATGCAGACGGAAGTAAGACATGTGCATGTTCATTTTCTGTTGTTTACAGATACAACAGTGCCTTCACTTGGAAAGGTTCAGGCAATGTTGGTCTGACAACAATTGCAAGGGCATCACAGCCTTCCTGCATTACCTATCCGAATACAACGCAGAATGTCGGGGCATTGGGTAGTACAATCACTATCCACATGAACTCCAATTCCTCAAATTTCAGACATACTGTGAGATATGCTTGGGGAAATAAGAGCGGAACTATAGCGACCAACGTTCAATATAACTGCCAATGGAAAATACCGCTTGATTTTGCAAATAATATTCCTAGTGCAACATCAGGCTGGGGAACAATTTATGTTGACACCTACAACGGAAGTAAGTTGATTGGTACCAAGTCGGTCACATTCACAGCAGCGGTGCCGTCAAGTATGGTTCCTTCGATTAGTTCTATAACCTGTACCGACCCAAAAGGGTACCTGTCAAAATATGGTGGGTATGTCCAGAATAAGTCAACGCTGAAGGTTGTTGTTAGTGCGTCCGGTTCATACTCTTCAACGATTAAATCATATAAAATTGTTGCAAACGGCGTAACCTATACGGCAAATTCGCCCACCACCGGAGTTCTAATCACAAGTGGTACAAATACTATCACCGTGACAGTAACGGACAGCAGAGGGCGAACAGCAAGCAAGACAGCCACTATTTCAGTGCTTGCATACACTTCCCCAACAATCAGCTATCTGACAGCAGGAAGATGCAATTCAGAAGGCACAGCAGATGCAGACGGAGCTTATATAAGTGCTTCGTTTAAAACGGTTGTAACAGCCCTAAACAATAAGAATCACGCAACAGCAAAGCTTGAATATAAGAAAAACACCGAAACATCATGGACAACAGTAGGTACATACACAGCATATAGCCAAACACCAACAAAGATATTTGCTGCCAATATAGATTCATCCTACAACATCAGGGTTACAGTAAATGATGATTTTTCATCAGCGACTTATGAAAAGTCTGTCGGAACTGTTTTCACATTGATGGATTTTAGAAATACCGGAAAGGGTATTGCACTTGGCAAGGTATCAGAAGAAGACCTGCTTGATGTGAATATGGACACAAGGTTCAGAAAGGCTGTTAGAAGCGAGGATGATGTTATTGCAGGGTTAGGAACAAGTAATCAAACTTCGTTATTTGGTAAGGCAAACAAAAAGTGGATATCAATCGGAAACGCTACTCAAGGTAACAAGATACATATCCCACAATCAGTATATGATATTGCTTATGAATATTATATCGTTGTTAAAACATCCCACGGAGCAACTTTTCCTTTTTACGTTTCATACAATGATGTTAAAAAAGATATGATAAACGGTTACTATTATTCATCTAGTTATTATGCAACAGTGAGAATAATGTCAACATCACGAACGGATAAAGATGGATTTGATATATCGCTTAATATGGCATGGACTAAAGAGCTGTATAACGGACAGGCATCCACTTTTGAAATATATATATATTATAGATAAATAAAAAGGAAAGGCGAAAGAATGAAAGCAATAATTAACGAAAAAATGTATGACACAACGGCTTCTTCTGTAATATTCGCAGATGGAACAGAAGCACTTTTTAAGACAAAAAATGGGGCGTACTTCAAGACCTCGGTTGACGGAATCACACCACTTTCAGGCGAGGAAGCTAAAAAGTGGCTTGGCGTGGTTGACGCAGATGCATATATTAAAGAGTTCGGAACTGTAGAATCCGCTTAATAATTGTCAAAAGAGCATCCGACAAGGGTGTTTTTTTTATAAAAAAAATTATGAAAGGAGAAAGGGTGATGGCCGGAATAATTGCTGCATTAATCACAAGCGGAGTGGGGCTTATCGGGATTATCATTACTAATGTAACGAGCAATCATAAAGTTGAGAACACACTCAAAACATCACAGGCGGTCACAGACTGCAAGATTGATGAACTGACAAGAGAGGTCAGGGAACACAACAATTTTGCGAAAAGAATGCCTGTTGTAGAAGAACAGATTAAGGAAATCAATCATAGAATTGAGGATTTAGAAAGGAAGGAATAACATGGAAAACATAATAGGAAACATCACAATGGTTTTAACAGTGATAGGTGTTATTGCATTAATCACAAGCGTAATCACGCAGGTGACAAAGGAATGGAAGGTCTTTAATAAGATTCCAACAGCAATTCAGGTATATATAACAGCACTTATTATCACAGTAATAAGCATAGTTGTGTATCTGCAGGTAAAAGGCTTCAAAATAGTGTGGTATTACATTGTAGGAGCGATTATATTGAGCTTCTTTATATCATTTGTGACAACGAACGGTTGGGAACAGTTAAAGACATTATGGGACAGATTGAAATATAAAAAAAGAGGTGATGAATAATGCCAAAATATACGGCAAGATTAACAGCCCCGGTAAAGACAGACCGCCATTATTACAGTAATGACAACGCTTTTTTCAGAAGCGGTTTTGGTATGCCTAATTGCACCGCATACGCACACGGCAGATTTGCCGAAATAACAGGCAAATTCCCAAAAATGTACGGCAATGCGGAAGATTGGTGGGACGAAGCAAAAAAGGCAGGATATGAGACAGGGCAGGTTCCTAAATTGGGTGCTATTTGCGTATGGAAAGCAGGCCAGACACATAATAGTGTAGACGGAGCGGGTCACGTTGCTATTGTCGAACAGATAAAAGCCAACGGAGACATTGTGACAAGTAACAGTGCATGGAAAGGCTTAGAGTTCTACACGGAGAAAATTACAAAAGCATCAGGATATATGTATGCAAGCAATAGACCGTTCCTTGGCTTTATTTACTGTGGAATTGAGTTTGAAATGGACATATCAAGCACCACAGGAAGTGTTGTGGCAGGTAAGGCGGTCATTTTGAAGAATACATCATGTTATTCATCAGAAAGTGCCAAAACTGCCTATGGTGTCAAGTCAGGCACATTCTATCTGTGGGATAATGTGGTTAGGTCAGGAAGAATCAGAATCACCAATTCATCTTCAAGGGTAGGTGTGGCAGGACAGGTCACATGTTGGATTGCGATTGCTGATGTCGGATTGAGTGCAGGCACAGCACCAACACAGCAGATAGCACTGGCAATCAAGGCAGGTACAGCATACACATTGAAAGATGTTCCGGTGTATTCATCTGAATCGGGTGCTTCAATCGGAAATCGGTCAGGAATCTATCGCACATGGGATTCTGTTGTAAAAAATGGCAGAATCCGAATGACGAACAGTGCTTCAAGAGTTGGTGTTCCTGGGCAGGTCAGCTTTTGGGTTGACGTAAAAAAACTTAAATAAGTTATTTTAGGATATTCAGAAATGGATGTCCTTTTATATTGTCCAAACGGCTTATGACATAAAAACTGTGACGAACAACTAATAACTCCGGCAAGAGTGATAACTGCCAGTGTGGCTACGATTAAAGCCAAGAAAGGATAGAACAATGGAATTAAAGGAACTGTTAGGAGAAGAACTGTATAAGCAGGTACAGACAAAGATTGACGAGAAGAACAGCACAGAGGCAGATAAGCTTAAGCATGTAAGATATGCAGATCTGTCTGAGGGCAAATATGTCAGTAAAGAGAAGTATGATTCAGAACTTGAGAAGCTTAATGGACTGATTACCGGCAAGGACACGGAAATCGGAAATGCAACAAAGCTCATTGAGGAGCTTAAGAAGGCTTCCAAGGGGGATGAAGGCATGCAGCAGAAGATTTCAACGTATGAAACGGAGAACGCAAGGCTCCAGAGAGAACTTGAAGAGACAAAAATCAATGCAGCCATTAAGGTGGCTCTGCTTGAGGCTCATGCAGTCGATTCTGATTACATGACATATAAGATTAAGACTGGTCTCAAAGAGAAGAACGAAGAGCTGAAGCTTGATGATGATGGCAACATCAAAGGTTGGGATAACATGCTCACGTCACTCAAGGCACAGTTCCCGACTCAGTTCACAGCTTCATCCGGCTCAGATGATGGTCAGAAGCACATCATTGAGAACAGGTTGCCAGGCGGCAATCCTGGCAATAACAATGCCGAGCCTAAAAATTTAGCAGAGGCATTAAAACAGAAATATGATGGTAACAACCAGTAATAATTGAAAGGTAAGGTGAACAATATGTCAGCACAGACATTAGAGGAAATTAAGAAAGGTATGAGTGACAAGGTATTCTCACAGATTGTGGATATCTTCCTCAGACAGTCAACAGTACTTCAGATGCTTACATTTGATGACTGCGTATCAGCATCAGGCGGTGGCTCAACAATGAAGTACAAGTATCTCAGAAAGGTACTTCCTGCAACAGCAGAGTTCAGAAAGATAGGCGGTTCTTATACTGCATCAACAGCTACCAAGCAGGAGTGCGAGGCTAATCTTGCAATCATGGGTGGAGCTGTTCAGATGGACAGGGTGCTCAACAGAATAGCCGGTAACTTCGACAACATGGCATATCAGATAGAAGAGCATATCAAAGCGGTCGTGAACCTCTTCCATTACACAATGATTAATGGAGATGCAACCACAACAGCTTCAGGAGATCATCCGGAGTTCCAGGGGCTTGATTCTATGCTTGCTGGAACAACGACAGAGTATGGTACAGACAAGGCCATTGATTTGTCAACTATTACGGCAATCAAGTCCAATGCAGATGAGTTCTACGAGGCACTGAGTCTTCTTGTCAAGACAACAGCTGCAGATGCAGTACTCACTAATACAGAGATGATCACTAAAATTCAGACTGTTGCCCGTATCCTTGGATACAAGACAGAGAGCGAGGAAGCATTTGGAAGACGTATAACTACAATTGACGGAGTAAAGCTTGTCGATATGCAGGATTATTACACTGTAAGCGGAAGTGCAGCAACTGCCGGTCATGTAGTTAAGAAAGGACTTTCAAGGACTATTGCAAGTGCGAGCTCCGCAACAACAGGACTTACAGATATTTATGCTGTTAAATTCGATGTCAATGACGGATTCCACGGAATCAGCCTGAATGGTGGTTCTGTAATCGATCAGTATCTTCCAAACTTCAATGAACCGGGTACGGTTAAGGACGCTGAAGTTGAGATGATCGCAGCTACAGTACTTAAGAATACACAGCACGCTGGTGTTCTCAGAAACATCAAGATTGCGTAATGCGTAAGAAAGGATAAGGTGATGAATATGGCAGCGAAGGAAACGAAAGAAACGAAGACAATGGAGCAGGCGGATGTTGCTGTAGAATCTGCAGCAGTAAAGCCTAAGAGCTGGATTGTATCAGTTATTAATGGTTCTACATATTGCGGAATAGGTGCCGGTGGTGTACAGTTCGCAAATGGCAGAGCTGAAATCACATCTAAGCGTATGGCTGACTGGTTCAAGGAACATAAAGGATATAATGTCATTGAACAGTAGTAAGGCGGTGATCTTATTATGATTATGACTGTGAATCGACTGAAAGAGTTGATTGATACCGGTTCAGAGAAGGATAAGGTGCTTGAAGCTAAGCTTCAGGCACTGGAAATCCTGATAAGGAAATATACCAACAATAACTTTCAGAATCGAAGCAGAAGAATCAGGTGTGATGTATCATCCGAAGTCGGATTGATGTGTGCATCATCATTATTCAAGGTTGGGGACACTGTTCAGTTGTCAGAATCGGCTTATAATAGCGGTCTGTATATAATTGACAGTATAGACTTTGATAATGGCTGTATGGGGCTGAATGAGAGCTTAACGGCTGAATCAGATGTGCTTGTCACAAAAGTTGAATATCCTATGGATGTGCAGATGGGTGTTGTGAATATGCTTTCATGGGACCTGAGCAACAGGGATAAGGTCGGAATTCAATCAGAAACGATCAGCAGACATTCTGTGACCTACTTTAACATGGACGGTGATAATTCCACTATTGGTTATCCGAAATCCCTTGTCGGCTTTCTGAAGCCTTATATGAAAGCGAGATTTTAATATGATTAGTGGCAATATAACAGCGGAAATCAGAGTGCAAAGCACTGTAAAGAACGAAATAGGCGGAACGTCAAAGACGTGGACAGCGGTTCAGAATGTAAAAGGCTGGCTTGACCTGACAGGCGGGGACAGCAAATACACCACTTTTAATGCTAAGATTCAGGAAAGCACACATGTATTTCTATGTGATTATGTTCCTTTGGATGCAAGAATCAAGGCAGAGAACAGCAGGCTTGTTGTTAACGGTAAGATATATGATGTGCTTTTAATTGATGACCCAATGGAACTGCACAAGCAGCTTGAAATATATCTGAAATACACCGGAGGACAGTGATATGGCGGATAATGTTGAATTTAAAGATTACAGCATTGGAGTAAAAGGAAAAATCAATGATGCCCTTATTGCTGCATTATACGAGGCGGCAGGAGCAGTAGTATCACAGACAGCAAGAAATTCAAGGGTAGACACAGGACAGACTAAAGGTTCCTTTGAATATGTTGTTGACGAAGAAAAACTTGAATCCACAGTCGGAAGCCCTTTAGAGAATGCCATTTGGGAAGAGTTTGGAACAGGCATCCATGCTCTAAATGGTGATGGCAGAAAAACAGCCTGGCATTATAAGGATAAAAAAGGCAATTGGCATACCACAACTGGAAAGAAAGGCACAAGGGCATTTTTCAGAGCTTTTCAAAAGCTGAAGAATCCGATTATTAAGATGTTTGAAAGTAAGATGAAAGGGTTGAATTGATATGCAGAAGGAAACATTGAAATTCATTAGTGATGCATTGGCATCCGCAGGGATTCCGTATGAATACGAAGAATACAATTCATCAATCGAAGCTCTGAATCGTTACTGGGTGGGTGAATATTCTGAAACAGGACCATTGACAGAAGATGGACTTGAAGAAAGTACATTTATTCTGACAGGGTATGCAAAAGAAGATATGCTGATACTTGAAAACGATAAAAAGACAATTAAACAATTATTTCCAATTATAAGCGGAAACCGGGCAATCCTTGACAATGGTTCAGGGGTTGCCATTTTTTATACAAACAGTTTCCCTATACCAACGGGGGATGATTTCATTAAGAAATTACAAATTAATTTAACTATAAAAGAATGGATGGTGAACTAATATGGCAGTAGCAGGAAAACATGGTATTACAGCAGATACACCAAAAAACATATTATTTGGTGCCGGAACTATTCACAAGGGATTGAAGTACACTGCAGGTGCGAGCGGTGGAAAGGGTTCTTGGAACTTTAATGAATCTATCATTGGTGCAACCAATGGCGGTTCAAAACTTGCAATTATACTTCACATTTGATTCAAACACAGGTGCATATTCAGCAATAACAGGCACCACAACCCCGGCATGGGCGGAAGATACCTACTATCAGCATGTCGAATGGGTGACAGTAAATGACACCACACAGGCATTTTATTTAATGGAAAAGAATGTTTCGTCCGAGATATCAAAGTCGGAAACGAACATAATGTCTAAAGTGTCTGAAGAATACTATTTAAAAGATGAGACAGATTCTTTGATTTCATCTGTCAGCACAACTGTTGAGCAGAATAAGAATTCGGTTGATATACTTTTCAATCAATACTCAGCAGATCTTGAAGCCTTAGCAAATGGGACAGATGCAAATTTTGAAGAGATTAGAAAATATATTCGATTTGTCGAAGGCAAAATTCTTTTAGGTGAAGTTGGTAATGAACTGGAATTGCAGATTGCAAATAATAGAATATCATTTCTTCAGAGTAATACAGAAGTGGCATATTTCAGCAATAATAAGCTGTATGTCACAGACGGTGAATATACTAACTCTCTAAGGCTCGGACAGTTCGCTTTCCTGCCAAGAGATAACGGTAATCTTTCTTTCAAGAAATTGGTATAAAGTTCGTACCCATTTCGTACCCAAGCAATATAAAATGATAAAAGAGAAGCCTTAAAATAAGGACATTTGACTATTTGGGAAACGTGCCTTTTAATCAAGTTGTCCGGGGTTCGAGTCCCCGATGGCTCACTAAGTTAGAGGATTGCATTACGATGCAGTCCTTTTTTATTTTACTTTGTAGTAAACTTCTTATGCAAAAATCGAAAATCTCTACCCAAACAGCGAAAATCAGGCGAAAAGGTAGAGAATCCTAGGACCGCCGTCCGTAAATCTCTACCAAAATAGCGGAAATCAGCCGAAAAGGGTAGAGATTCCAGTTTCCGCCCGCCGGAAATCTCTACCCAAACAGCGAAAATCAGCCGAAAAGGGTAGAGAAACCCAGTAGCCGCCGGTCGGAAATCTCTACCCAAATCGGGGAAATCAGCCGAAAAGGTAGAGATTCTTGTAGCCACCGTTCGTGAATCTCTACCCAAACAGCAAAAATTCCGGAAAAAAGTAGAAAATCCCGCCCCTATCGTCCGGAAATCTCTACCCAAACAGCGGAAATCAGGCGAAAAGGGTAGAGAAACCCAGAACTGCCGGTCGGAAATCTCTACCCAAATTGGGGAAACCAGCCGAAAAGGGTAGAGATTCCGGTTTCCGCCCGCCGGAAATCTCTACCCAAACAGCGAAAATCAGCCGAAAAGGTAGAGAATCCTATGATATATCATTTACAATTCACTAATAGTAATACCATTTATGCACGAAATCGCACCGTTTATGCAAAGAGAGTTTTCTAGCATTAATAATTATGTTAGAATACAAGCAACCGGTCAAATAAAAAAATAAATTTAAAATGGAGGTAATTTTTTATGAAAAAAAGAACATTGGCAGTATTTATTGCTGCAGGGTTATTATTATGTGGATGTAGTGGGAAAAACAACAATGACAATAATACAAACAAAGATATAGATAATAATGTTGACAATAATATAAATTATGTTGTGGGGGACTATGACTTTAGCTATAACGAAAAGACTGATTCACCGGTTGGATATGAATGGGGAGATATGAGTGAATCACATGACGGTTACTATGTTCCGATACTAGGGAACATTAAATTTTTGGATAGTAAGCTTGAAAATTGTGTTCCGCTTTGCAGTAATCCTGATTGTACCCATAATACTGAAGAATGTGTATCATATTTTTATAGGAATGATATATCATTAGTTTCACAAGTTTATTATTATGATGGATATGTATATGAGGTAGGAAAGAAAACAGTTGAAAATAAAGGATGTGACACTAATTTATACAGATTGAAAGATGACGGAACATCAATTGAAAAGTATATGACATTGTACAGACTCGAGGCAGGCGATGGTGAAGTTACACCATATCCGGAAGTGTGCATACACAGAGGATATGTGTATTATGTGATTCCATTCCAAAGTACAATGAAACTTCAGAGAATGAAACTGGGAAGTAAGGAAGCAGAGACTGTGTATGAGATGACAGGAGACAGACAGAATCTGTACAGAATAAAAGCCTATGGAAATCATATTTTCTTTCAGGCAGGTAATTTCTCGGCAGATAATATTGATATAAATGCCAGCATTTTTTCGTATGATATTGATACCGGTAAGGTTGAAAAAGTAGTGGAAAATGCGGTTTCCTACTATGGGATAGGCATTAACAGGCTATATTACAGTCTGGATGGCGGTGTACAGGTGTATGATTTTGAAAAGAAAACATCTGAAGAGTTTATAGGCAAGATTTACGAAGAACAGAGTATGCTTGTATCCGATAAATATGTAACGGTATATGATAAAAGTAATATGCAGGTATATGATTTTACGGGCAAAAAGGTGTATGAAAGAAATCTGGATAAAGATGATATCAGTGCGATATATGGAATAGACGGAGATACTGTTTTTGTATATATTTACAGGAAGGGAGAACCGGGAATTAAAGGAATAAAAGGACTAGGATATTTTAAGATAGCTTCTGATGACACGTTTGTACCGATAGAAGTTTACGAGACAGAGAATTGATATGGAATTTAAGAAGGTAATTATTTATAAAAAAATATTTGCAGGAATAGCCTTTTTATGTATTTTACAGTTGCTGTTTTTTGCATATATCAATAGGAATTACGTCAAAACTGTACATGATGAAAATTATACCCTGAATTATTCGGATTATGTTGGAGAAGTGGTAAAAAAAGCAGAAAGTATGTCCAAAGTAAGCATATTTTATAAAGCGGATTCGTTTTCAAAGGCGAATATTGAAAAGACTTTGAAAGACTATAAGAAACTGCAGGATGTAAAGATTGCTTCCTTTGATGACAATTTTATGACCGCTCATTTCCAATATAAGGAACTTTTTGGATTTGTACTTATTGCAGGAATTTTGGTGGTATTTGTATACAAACCCGAAAAGGAAAAGGGTATAAAAGGACTCTTATATGCGACAAAAAATGGGCGGGGCGTGATGGCAGCCAGACGCCTGACAGCTATTCTCTTATGGGATGCTTTAATTGTTATGGCGTTTTATGGGGCTAATCTTATATGCAGCGGAATAATATTAAAAGGTAATGTGTTTACAAGCCTTACATATCCTATACAATCAATAGAAATATTTAAAAACTGGACGGCAACAGATACGATAGGAATCTTTTTGCTGAAATATTATGTATATAGAGTATTTGTTCTATTTGCAATATCTGCAATATTGTATATGCTGTTTACTATTTTTAATAATGAAATTATTCCTCTGGGAATTGCTGCCATTATAGGTGGAATCCAGTATGGAATGACGAGACTAACCAATGATAATACGACATGTAATATTTTGAAATATTGTAATCTGTACTGCCTCGCATCGAGCAATACCTTTTTTACCAAGTACAAAAATATTAATATGTTTAATAAGGCTGTAAGTAAAAATGTGCTAATGACCGGATTTATTGGCATTAACATTGCTATAGCCTCATTAACGGGCATACTGGTAAGCCATTGCAAAAGAACTTACGTTAAAGGTTTAAAAATAAATATCCTTGGTAAGACAATAGGTAATATAAGAAATTCGGTCCAGTTAAAAATTCCTGAAACATATAAAATAATGTGGATAGAAAAAGGATTAATCATACTGGCTGTGCTTGCTTTTGTTGTTATAAGAAGCACATATTTTGGAGTCAATGAAAAAAACAGGGCAAAGGATATGTATTTTGCATTTATGGACAAATATGAAGGTGTTCCGGGATATGATTCGGCAAAAGAGATCGATGATTTAAGGAATACACTTGACGAAGTGGATGCACAGTATCAAAGAGTTGAAGAAGACCATAGTAAAGGCCTTGTCAGTGATTCGGAATATATAAATATGCAGATTGTTATGCAGACATATATGGAAGATAAAATGTTTTTGCAGGAAATAGAAAGCCAGACAGATTATCTTAAAGAAAATACAAAAAATGGATGGTATGTCAATAAATACAAATATGGCAGACTGTTTAAAAATGATAATACCATGGTAAACCTTGTTACGTTTGTGACTGTTGTATTGTTATGCAGCGGTATCTTTTACTATGAACGCAAAAAAGGCATGAACGGACTCCTAAGGCAGTGTGTTGAGGGAAGAGAGAAACTTTTTAACAAAAAGATGAGATATGCCATTCTGACAGCGTCAGCCGTAGGAATTTTTGAAATAATACTTGAAGTAAGTTCTGCTATACACGGATATGGAGCGATTGTTATGAAAGCTCCTGTACAGAGTCTTGAGACGTTCTGGTTTGTAAAATGGAATTGCAGTATTGGTATGTTTTACATATTCATATGCCTTATGAGAATAGCAATAACTGTGATGATTGCAATGGTAGCTGCTTCGCTTTCGGTTATTACAAGCCAGACAATTTCATTTATGTTTGCCTTTATTCTTTGTATACCATCATTATTGTACCTTATCGGGATTAATTTTATGGAAAAATTATCAATAATTGATGTAATGTCGGTCTCTCCGTATATTGTCAGACATGGCAGTGTAAATGCAATAATATATGCTATGGTATTTTTAGCAGCTGCAACAGCTTCGGTGTATCATATTGCTTATAGGAAATGGTGTAAATGATGAAAAATGAATTAGAAATTATCAACTTAAATAAACAGTTCAAGGACGTTAAGGCGTTAAACAATATAAATTATACTTTTCATAATGGAATATATGGTTTGTTAGGACCTAACGGTGCCGGTAAAAGCACGTTAATTAATGCAATTACAGATAACATAAAGAGAGATTCCGGAAGTATTCTCTGGAATGGAAATGAAATTCTCAGGCTGGGAAAGAAATACAGAAATGAACTGGGGTATATGCCACAGCAGCAGGGTTATTATGGTGAATTTACGGCCTATGCTTTTATGATGTATCTTGCCGGATTAAAAGGGCTTGATAAAAAAGAGGCAAAAGCCAGGACGGAAGAACTTCTTAATGAAGTAAACATGTATGAATTCCGCAATAAAACATTGGAAAAGATGTCAGGAGGAATGAAACAGAGAGTTTTACTGGCACAATCACTTCTTAACAATCCAAGCCTGTTAGTTCTTGATGAACCGACAGCAGGGGTTGACCCGCAGGAAAGAGTTAATATAAGAAATTATATCCATAGTATTGCAAAAGACAGAATTGTCCTAATATCCACACATATTATTTCAGATATAGAAATGATAGCTAATGAAATTATTATTATGAACCACGGAAAGTTCCTTTGTACCCTTGATGATGAAGAAAATGTTGAAGATGCATATCTTAAATGGATTGGAGACAAAAAGATATAA